GCTGCGGCTATAGAATCGTATATAGAAAAATATGTAGGTTTTAGCAAAGATGGTTGTGGCGATATGTATTTTAATAGAACATTAGAAGACTGGGCAAGATTTGATATAAACAATAGAACAAAGTTTGATGCCTCTATAAGTTCTGGACTTGCTATAATGGCTTGCAATAAAAACCTTTATACACCAGTTCAAGAACGACAAATTAAAAGTATAAACCTTGGAATAAAAAGGTACGACAACAAAGGATCAAGATCAAAAATAATTTAAATAAATGATTAATAAAGCTATAAAGAGTTCTTTTCCCAGCCAAGCGGTTAGTGATTTAGAAAAGATGAGTGCAGAGTACGGCGCTAAGGTTGGTAGAGCTATAGAGCATGAGTGGTTTAACACTAAAGATGGTTATGACGGTAAAAATGGATCAGGTAGATATTCAACGTCAAAACAATCATTTCACTCATTAAGACTATATGCTAGAGGAGAACAGTCTGTTAGAAAATATAAAGATGAATTATCTATTAACGGTGATTTATCTTATTTAAACTTAGACTGGAAACCAGTACCTATTATACCAAAGTTTGTTGACATTGTTGTTAATGGCATGGCTGATAGATCTTACGATATCAAAGCTTACTCGCAAGACCCAGCTTCAATACAAGAGCGTACTGACTATGTTACTAAGATAGCTGAAGATATGCAAGCTAAACCTTTTAATGACGCTGTAGCAGGACAATTAGGTATAGACATATATCAAACTGACCAAAGTAAACTACCTGAGTCTACAGAAGAATTAGAGCTACACATGCAGCTTGATTACAAACAGTCTGTAGAAATAGCAGAAGAAGAAGCTATTAATAGTATTTTTGATAAAAATAAATACGAGCTTGTATCTAGAAGAATTAATAACGATTTAACTGTTATTGGTATTGGTGCTGCTAAAAGTTCTTTTAATAAAGCAGAAGGTATTAAAGTAGAATATGTAGATCCAGCTGATTTAGTTTATTCTAATACAGACTCGCCTTATTTTGAAGACATATACTATGTAGGTGAAGTAAAAGAAGTTTACTTAAACGAGCTTAAAAAACAATTTCCAGAGCTTACTGATGAGCAGCTAGAGTCTTATAAAGGTTATAATTCACAATATAGTAACACAGCTTATAACTCTAAATCTGATGAAGATAACACAGCAACAGTATTATACTTTGAGTATAAAACATATGCTAATCAAGTTCATAAAATAAAAAAGACTGCTACAGGTGGTAGTAAAGCTATAGAAAAAAATGATACGTTTAACCCACCAGAATCTGATGACTTTGAAAAAGTAGACAGAGCTATTGAGGTTATTTACGAAGGTGCTAAAGTAATTGGTAGTAAAGATCTTTTAAAATGGGAGCTTAAAAAGAATATGATCAGACCAAAAGCAGATACAACTAAAGCTCAAATGAGCTATGCTATCTGCGCGCCTCGCATGTACGAAGGTCGTATTGAAAGCTTAGTAAGTCGTATGACTAACTTTGCTGATATGATTCAGCTTACGCATTTAAAGCTACAACAAGTGTTATCTAGAGTAGTACCTGACGGTGTTTATTTAGACGCCGATGCTTTAGCTGAAATAGATTTAGGTAACGGTACTAATTACAACCCACAAGAAGCACTTAATATGTACTTTCAAACTGGTAGTGTAATTGGTAGATCTATGACACAAGACGGTGATATGAATCGTGGTCGATTACCTATTACGGAACTTAATTCAAATGGAGGTAATAATAAGATTAGTGCACTTATAAGCACTTACAATTATTATTTACAAATGATGCGTGATGTCACTGGTTTAAATGAAGCTAGAGACGGAAGCGTACCAGATAAAAATGCTTTAGTAGGACTGCAAAAATTAGCTGCAGCAAACTCTAATACAGCAACAAGGCACTTATTGCAATCAAGCTTGTATATAACCCTAACAATGGCAGAGTGTATTGCAATGCGAGTGTCTGATGTTATAGAGTATTCACCAACTAAAGAATCATTTATTAAAACGCTAGGTAAGTTTAACGTTTCTACATTAGAAGAAATGGCTAACTTACACTTGCACGATTTTGGTATATTCTTAGAGCTTGCACCAGATGAAGAAGAAAAAGCTAAACTAGAAAACAATATTCAAGTTGCTTTACAGTCTGGTCAAATATTTTTAGAAGATGCTATTGATATTAGAGAAGTACGTAATATTAAGCTAGCTAATCAGCTGCTTAAAATACGTAGAAAAAAGAAACAAGATCAAGATCAACAGCAACAACAACAAAATATTCAAGCCCAAAGTCAAGCTAACGCTCAAGCTGCTCAAGCCGCCGCCGCTGCAGATATGCAAAAGCAACAAGCGCTTACAGAGTCAAAAGCTCAGTTAGAGCAAATGAAGTCACAGCTTGAAATAGCTAAAATGGAACGAGAGGCTGCAATTAAAAAAGAGTTAATGCAGTACGAGTTTGAAATAAACAAACAACTACAAGAAGCACAGCTTGCTGTTGTAAAAGAAAAAGATAAATTTAAGGAAGACCGTAAAGACGAAAGAACTAAAATACAAGCATCACAACAAAGTGAGCTTATAGATCAAAGAAAAAACAACGCACCACCTAAAAACTTTGAGTCCGCAGGACAAGATACATTAGGTGGATTTGGACTTGAACAGTTCGAGCCGCGTTGAAAATAAACAAACAATTATATAATATTTTATCATGTCAGAACAAACACAACCTATAGAAGAGGTAGTAGAAGAAACAGTTCAAGAAACTAAAGCTGTAGAAGAAACACCTCAAGAAGATACTTCATATAAAGAAGTTAAAGAAGATGGTACTATTAAATTAGACCTAGGAAAACTAAAAGAGTTTCAAAACAAAAACGAAAAGACAGATGCTAAAGAAGAAGTGCGGGTGCAAGCACAAGAAACGCAAGAGCCAGTCACTGAGCAAAAAGAAGAGATCGTCGAAGAGGTCTTACAAGAAGTAACCGACGAACCAGAACAACCTGTCGCTGAAGTAACACAAGAAGTTACTAAAGAAGAAATTACACCTCAACCAGAAGTAAAACTACCAGAAAATATAGAAAGCCTGGTAAAGTTTATGGAAGAAACGGGTGGTACTATTGAAGAGTACGTAAGGCTAAATGCTGATTACTCTAACGTAGATAACAACACACTATTAAAAGAATATTACAAGTCAACCAAATCTCACTTAGATAATAGCGAGATTGATTTTTTAATTGAAGATAACTTTTCATTTGACGAAGATTTAGATGAACAGCGCGATATTAGAAAAAAGAAGTTGGCTTTGAAAGAAGAAGTTGCGAAAGCTAAGAAGTTTCTTAATGGGATGAAAGACGAATACTACAAGGAAGTCAAGTTGGGTTCTAAGTTGTCTAAAGACCAGCAAGATGCTATTAACTTTTATAACGAGTACAACCAAAAACAATCTGCCGCTAGTGAAATCCAGCAAAAGCAGTATAAGCAATTTGAGCAAACTACCAATAATGTTTTTAACGAAAACTTCAAAGGTTTTGATTTTAAAGTTGGAGACAAGAAATATAGGTACAATGTAAGAGATGCTGCTGCTACTAAGGATTACCAGAGCGACATATCTAACTTCGTGAGGGAGTTCCTCGACGAAAACGATATGATGAAAGACGCTGCAGGTTATCACAAAGCTTTATACGCGGGTAGAAATATTGATAAAATTGTATCACATTTCTATGAGCAAGGTAAAGCTGATGCTATAAAGAATACTGCTATCAAGTCAAAAAATATTGACATGGATCCTAGAACTGTTAAACCAGTTGTAAATGCAAGCGGTATGAAAGTTAAAGTATTAGGTGGTGAAGATAGTTCAAGGTTGAAATTTAAAATTAGAAAAAAATAAAAACAACTTAAAAAACTAAAAAATGGGATTTAACACATCTTTAGGATTAGCCGGTTCATACTCGCTAACTCCTTCACCAAGTCTTACAGTTAGTGATCAAAACTACATTGACTTTACGTCAAGTGGCACTGCTGGATGGGCACAACAATATCTACCTGAGTTGTACGAGCAAGAAGTAGAGCGCTACGGAAACCGTACAATCGGAGGATTTTTACAAATGGTGGGCGCTGAAATGCCTATGACCTCTGATCAAATAATTTGGTCTGAGCAAAATAGACTACACATCGCTTACAAAAATGATGACGTAACTGCTAACTCTACTGTAGTTGTAACTACTGCTGCTTCTGGTCTTTGTACTTTAGGAAGTGCTTTAAACAACTCTTTAAGAATAGGTAATACTGTTATTGTAACTGATAACGCTACTGGTCTTAAAACTCTTAAGTGCTACGTTTCTGCTGTAAGTTCACAAACATTTACAGTTAAGCCTTACACTCAAGACGAGCTTAATTCTGGTGAAGTTACTTTTGCTGATGCTGATAAAATAAACGTATTTGTTTATGGTTCTGAATTTGCAAAAGGTTCTTCTTCTATGGCAGGTGAGCTTAAGCCTTCATTTACTCAATTTAGCAACAGACCTTTGATTATTAAAGATCACTTTAAAATTGATGGTTCTGATACTGCTCAAATCGGGTGGGTTGAAACTACTGACGAAGCTGGACAAACTGGATTTTCTTGGTACTTAAAAGCTGCTGGCGAAACTCGCTTGCGTTTTGAAGATTACTTAGAAACTATGATGATTGAAGCTGAGTTGACAGAAGCATCTTCTGGTGTTGCTGATCACGTTAGTAATGTAAACGGATCTGAAGGTCTTTTTGCAGCTGTAACTTCAAGAGGTAACATATATGAAGATTTAGCTTCACTTAATGATTTTGACAACTTGTTAAAAAATCTAGACAAGCAAGGAGCTATTGAAGAAAATATGTTATATGTTAATCGTGAATTAGCTCTTACTATTGATGATATGGTAGCTGGATTAAATGCTAACTATCAAAGTGGTGCTTCTTTTGGTGTTTTCCAAAACGATGCTGACATGGCGTTAAACTTAGGTTTCTCTGCTTTCCGTAGAGGATCTTATGATTTCTACAAGTCAGACTGGAAATACTTAAACGATGCTGCTGCTCGTGGCGGATTTGGAGATATCTCTGGAATTTTAATTCCTGCTGGAACTTCAACTGTTTACGATCAGTCACTAGGTAAGAACATGAATCGTCCTTTCTTACACGTAAGATATAGAACTTCACAAACTGATGACCGAAGAATGAAGTCTTGGGTAACTGGTTCTGTTGGTTCTGCTACTTACACAGGAGATGACGTAATGGAAGTACACTATTTGTCTGAAAGATGTTTAGTAGTTCAAGGAGCTAATAACTTTGTATTATTAAAAGAATCATAATATTAATCTTTAAAAACTAAACAGAAATGGAAAAATACTTATATTTCAGAACACAGGCCACTATCGCCGACGATGATGATTCAGCTCAATCAGCTTGTTTCCCATTGTCTAGCTTTCTTGGCATGCATCCAACTGCAGACGACACGTTAACATTGTTTTTTATACCTCAAATCAGAGTTGCTGGTGGTGTAACTGACGGACAAGATTTTACAAACAGCGATAAAGTTGTTTTAACTCTTGGAACCGTTAATACTCACAAAGCTGCTATGAAAGGTATAATCAAAGCTTTCGCTAGCTCTGCATCTTTCAAAGAAGAAGCCCCAGATGCTGACTTTATTGTTGTTGCAGATGACTTATCAGGAGCTACATCATATATTACACCTGAAGTTACCGCAGTTTCAACAATTGCAATCGGTGCTGCATTCTCATAATGCTGTGCTAAACTTTAAACTTATGGGCGTCTTTACGGCGCCCTTAGGTTTATTTAACGTGACATTAGCCTATTACTAATTATATATAGAAGCTATTGTCATACTTTACAAACTATTTAATTATATTATATTATGGCTAAAAAAGCTAAAGCAGTAGAAAATATTGAGGTTGCAACTCAATCGGTGGCAGTAAAAACTGCACCATCTAAACCAAATTGGGAAATTAAAGACAGAAGATACTTTTTAGTAGGTAGAGGAGATCCTTTAACTTATGTTTTATCATCTAAATCTACACCTAGAAAACCATTATTATGGTTTGACGAGGAAAAAGGTTATAACAGAGAAATAAGATATGCAAGTAATCAAAAATCTTGTTTTGTAGACGAGCAAGACAATAAAGCAATACTAGGTCATATTATATTTGAAAACGGAGGTCTTTATGTTCCAAAAACAAATCAACCACTACAAAAGCTATTAAGTTTATATCATCCCAGAAAAGGCTACGTATATAAAGAAAAAGATGATGTAGCTGAAGCTAAAGATGATTTAGTAAGCATTGAAACTGAAATGGAAGCTTTAAATACAGCTATGTCTATTGAGGTTGATCAAGCAGAAGCAATACTTAGAGTTGAATTAGGATCTGCTGTTGATAAAATGAGTTCTGCTGAACTTAAAAGAGACTTGTATATGTTTGCTAGAAATAATCCAATATTGTTTTTAGACCTAGTAAACGACGAAAACGTAATGCTTAGAAACTTAGCTATTAAAGCTGCTGAGATGGGTGTTATTAAATTATCACAAGATCAAAGAACTTTTGCATGGGGTTCAAATGACAAGAAATTAATGACCGTGCCTTTTGATGAAAATCCATACTCTGCTTTTGCTGCATATTTAAAAACAGACGAAGGAGTAGAAATTTTCAAATCAATAGAAAAAAAGCTAAAATAGCGTAACTATTATAAGTGGTGTAGCCATCTATAATGGTGGCTATACTACTATAATAAAAATAAAAATATGGCGATTGACGTAAATAAAGTATATACTACAGTATTATCTATACTAAATAAAAAAGGTAGCGGCTATATGACGCCAGACAACTTCAACAAAATAGCGCCTATAGTTCAACTTGAACTACTTGATAGAGCGTTTTACGAGTACAATAGAGCTGTAGCAAAACAAACAAGCGGTAGAGGTGCGCAAGGCTACGGCGATATACCTAGAAAAATAATGGATAAACTTGATCCATTTTGCGCTAGCGCTACACTATCTCAAGACTCTACAAATACTTATTTTTTACCACCAGGATATGATTCAACTGCAACATACCCAGAAAGTAGTCTTTACGCTACTCTTAGCGTTAAAAAATCTAACTTAAATGTAGATATAGAAAGAATAGAAAAATCTAAAATACCTTTTTTGTTTTCTTCAAAGCTAACAGCACCATCAGAAACTTTTCCAGTGTATTACAACTCTGAAGATTTTATTTATGTTTTTCCAAACACAATAACTAGTGTAGAAATATATTATGTTAAAAAACCTTCAAATCCAACTTGGAACTCTACTGCTGACACAACTAGCTTTGGTACTCCAATATACGAATATCAGCAAGGATTAAGTATTGATTTTACTCTGCATCCTTCTGATGAAGCAGATTTAATATTAGGCATACTTAAATACTTTGGGGTTACAATAAAA